CGCCGGCGATCAGGCGCGACTCCTCGAGCGGCTTCATCTGGTCGTTGAGCTTGGCGATCCGGTCGCGGGCGCGGGTGATCAGCTCGAGCTTGCCTTCGTCGAGATCGCTCTCGCCCTTGTCCTGGGAGGCCTTGATCAGCCCGTCGATGAAGCTTTGGCGCTCCTCGATCTCGCTGACGTAGCCGGCCAGGATCTCGTCTGTGGGGGTGGGCACTGCGGCAGTCCTCTCGGGGTTGCGAAGCGGAGACAGAGCACGTCTGTCGCTCGAGCGTTCGCACGTCCCCCGCTACTGCCGGCCCAACCCTGTGGTCTACAACGGCAGGTAGTTCGGTGCTGCCCCGGAAGGTATCAGCCTGCTCTTTGTACGTTCCAGCGCGCGTCGATGCGCGCGTACTCGTCGCGCAGCTGCTGCAGCTCGAGCGCGTCGCGGATCGGTGTGGCCGGGCGTTCCTGTACCGATACGGCATCGGTATGGCGCACGGCCAGGACCTGCGCGCCCTCATAGGCCGGTGTGGGCGTCAGGGCGATGTGATCGAGGAACAGCCGGGTGAGCCGCCGGGTCTGCCGGTCCGGCCAACTCTCGCCGCCCGCCATCACGCCGAACCCGCCGGATGCTCCGAGGTCGCCATCCTCGGCGGCCTCGAGGGCCATGTCGCCGTATTCGCCCTTGCGGATCTGCACGACCGAGACGAGTCCCTCTTGGCGTGACGGGTGAAATGTGAGCGCGTGGCCGAGCAGGTGTCGCAGGTCGTCGTCCTGGTGGTGGTAGTTGACGCGGACGCGGTTGGCTCTGCGCTCGATCCCATCGAAGGAGCCGGGGGCGACGCTCTCCCGGATCATGCGTCCGCGGTGCTCAACCAGCGTTGGCTCGTCATAGGGGACGACGACGATCTCGATCGTGCGCTTGGGGAAGCTGACGCCGGCGACCTTGCCGGTGTGGCGGATCTCGATCGGCCCACGCAGATGCTCCTCGTCACTCATTGGGGATCACCTCCTGGGGGGTCAGACCCAATGCGCCGGCCGCTGAGAAGCGCTCGGCGGCGCGGATCTCCGGCACGGTCAGCGCCGGGTTGCCCTGCGGGTCGCGGATGTTGTTGAGGATCTGCGCGGTCCGCGCCCGCGACTCGGGCTCGGGCTGCACGTAGGCGTCACGGTTGATCTCGACGATCGTGCCCCGGGGGAGCAGCCACTCCGACAGGGCGGCCATCACCGCCTGCGCCTTCGGGCGCAGCCCGGCGCGCCAGTGGTAGTCGAACAGGCTCGTGACGTTGCTGTAGGTCATCGAGTCGCCGCCGCTCGGCAGGCCCATCAGGAACGGCGGCACCCCGAGCAGCACGGCGATCCGGCTCTCGGTGAGCTGGGAGAGCTCGACCAGCGCCATGTCCTTGGGATTGATCTGGATCGTCTCATGCGTTACGCCGCCGGAAAGCACAGCGGGCTCTCCGAGGTGGCTCATGCGCGCGTTGATCCACTGCGCCTGCAGGTCGGCGGCCTGCTTGGCGGTGAGCTCCTCGGGGTGCGTGAGGATCGAGGTCGGGACGCCGCCGGCGGCGGCGAACTGTTGCCCGTAGCGGCTCAGGACGCGGTCGGCGATAATCCGGGCGCGACCGGCCTCCAGCGGCCCATGCCCGTGCGCCTGATCGACGGAAGACTGGTAGCGGATGTGCAGCATGTCGGCGCTGACATCGAGCCCGCCGATCCGGTAGGTGCGGATGCCAGCCGCGATCTCGATCTGCACCACCCACGGCGGCACGACGTGAAAGCGCGCGGGGAACCCGGTCGCGTAGCGCGCGGTCGCGAGCACGAACGCCTCGCCGAGTTGATAGTCCCAGAACAGCTGCTTGGCGAACTCCTCCCACGACGTGTAAGCGTCGGGGTTCGGGTTACGCATCCACGCCGTGTCGATGCTGCCGGCGGCGCCAACCAGGTAGGGCGGCATCGTCGCCAGCACGCTCGAGTTGAGGTCCAGGCACGCCCACGCCGTATCCGTGAGATCCGAGGCCCGCCCATCCCAAGACGGCGGCCACCAGTCCGCCGGCCAGCCCGACCATGCCGACGGCAGGATCCGCGGCGGCAGCCACTGGCCACCCTCGCCCTCGACCACGACACCGTCCGGATCACCGGGCGTCGTGGCCGGCGGCCCGACGGTCGCCGGCGGCACATCCGCAGGATCATTGCCGTTCGGAACGACGTCATCGGGCGGCCGGATCGATCGCGTGAACAGGCTCACCGAGGCTCACCTAGCGAGAGAAGTGTTTCACCGGGCATCCTCAACTTCAGTGGATCGCAGGGGCCGCGGCAGGACGGTGCGCGGCGGCCAGCGCCCACACCACGGCGCGCACCAGATGCGTCGGGCCCTTGGCGAACAACGCCAGCCCCGTCGCGCCCTCTTTGACCATCGCGAGCGCGAGCGTCTCATCGAGCTCGCGCGTCAGCACGTCATGCACGACCTGGCCGCTCAGTGCGAGGTCGCGCAGCAGCGCGAGACCGATGCGCGTCTCCGAGCTGCCGCGGCGCTCGGCGAGCGCCCGCAGCCGCGCGGGGATGCGGCCCATCAGGCTCGCGCCCACCAGCAGCCGGCGGACGCTGTAGCCGTCGACGAGCGCGCCGACGTCGAGCATCGCTGAATCCCAGTCGCCGCGCAGCCAGCCGTCGAGCTCGAGCCGGCCGTCCTCGCAGCGCCGACAACATGCCACGGCGGCGCCGAGCCCGTAGTCGTCCTCGACGCCGATCCAGATCGGCCCGACGCCCTGCACGCTCTCCTCGGCCAGGCCGAGCCACACGCCGTCGGGCAGCAGCGGTTCCGCGGGCCCGCCCGCGTCACTGACCTTCCTCGGCCACTGGTTCAGCCACTGCGCGCGGAAGGACTGCACCGGATCGGGCTCCTCGGGATCCTCGACCTCGCCGGCCAGCATCGCCGCGTACCGCTTGCTGATCAATCGTTCGCGGCGCGGACCCCAGTGCGGCGAGGCTTGGCGCCACGCATCACGGTCCTCGAGCTCGACGCCGGCGGGCGCCGACCACTCGATCAACAGGTCGCCGTCGCCTTCCTCCAGGTCAGCCAGCGCGACCTGCCGGCGGCTGAGCATCAGCGCGGTCGCCTTGCGATGCGCCGTGGAGACCAGCAGCAGCTGCGGCTGCTCACGCTCGGCCATCGTCGGCGTCAGCCCCTCATCCACCGAGCTCGCGCGGACCTTCCAGCCCTCGTCGACGACGCCGAGACCCGCCGAGTACCCGTAGACGGCCTCTTTGGCGCGCAGCATCCAGCGCGACCCATCCTCAAGGTGCTCGATCTCCTCCTGCCCGTTGACCTCCCGCACGCGATATGTATCGGTGCGGGCCTTCGCCCAGATCCGCGCCGGGCGCTGCACCTCCTTGCAGACGGCGAGGTCCTTGCCCGTGTGCAGCACGTCCTGCGGCTCGCCGAACCGCTCGCCCTGGTGAATACGCCAGATGCACAGCTCGCGCAGCACGTAGGACTTGCCGACCTGCCGCGCGGTCGAGAGCACGCATGTCTCCCACACCAGCCGCCCGTCCTCGTCGACCTCGAGCAACCGGACGGTGACGAGCCGCTGCCACCAGCGCAAGGATCGGCCCGAGCGCTGCTCGGCGAACTCGATGAACTCCGGCCCGACGCTGCCGACGGCGCGCGGGTGCGGCACCGTCATCAAACGCGGCCACACCGCGTCGTCGGGGACGTGCCGCAGCTCGTCGAGCCACGGCACTCGCCAGCGCGGATCCTTCGCCTCGAGCCCGTCGCGCTCGGGCGCCGGCTCCTCGAGCCCGGCCAGCCCGGCCGAGGGGCGCCAGGTGCCGTTGGCGACCATCATGCCGCCGCGCCGGTTGCACGGCTCACAGCTCGGGATCAGCCGGCAGCAGTCGCGGTCCTCGCGATGCACGTGCATCGCCAGCGGCGGGTCATGGTCGAGCGTCGTCGCCGGCCGCCGCCGGCAATGAGCGCAGGGCACCATCGGCCCCGAGCGCAGCCCCTCGAGGCGACGCTGGTAGGCCCTGCTGTACGCCGGATGGGGCACGACTCACCCGGATCGGGCCGACCCGAGCCGAGCCATGCAGCGGACAGCCGTACGCCGCCGTGTAGAGCCAAATCGGGGGGGAAAAGTCCGCGTGAGTGGCGCCTCGCGCCGGGGGGCGCCAGAAAAAACCGGCCCGCTCACTCTCGCCTGTCTCCGGCTCACGGTCCCTCGATCATCCGCTGCGCCCGCCGGATCGTTGCCAGGCAGACCGGATTCTCGACACGGATCTGCTGGCCCCGGGCGTACTGCTGGATCAGCGTGACCTCGTGCGGCTCGTCAGCGTAGGCCTGCAGGCAGATCGCCGCCGCAGTGTTGACCACGAGCCGCTCGATCCGATCCGTGTTCGCCTCCGCGTGATCGGCGTTCTCCGCAGCGATGAAGCCACCCACGCACCAGAGCACGGCGAGGATCCCGAACGCGATGATGATCAGGCGCCAGTCACGCCGAGTCACGAGGCGCCGCCTTGTAGCCCTGCGCCAGCGGCTCGATCCCCAGAAGCCCGGCCGCTACGCCCAGGTACTGGAACTCGAGCGGAGGCACCAGCGCGTAGACCAGCGCGGCCACGCCGGCGACCCCGAGGATGACCTGGCGCAGACGGTCCGGCATCGCCGCTCGCTCAGCTCTCCGGCTCGGGCTCCGGCTCGCGCTCAGGCTCGGGCTCAGGCTCGGGCTGCGGCTCGGGCTGCGGCTCCTCGTCGGGCCGCGGCTCGGGTGTGGGCACGGTCTCGCTCATGATGCTTCCTCCGATCGTCGCGGGTCATCTACGCCAGGCTCGGGTGGGCCCGGCTCCGGCGCGGCTTGGGCAGGTCGACGTGCTTGCGCTTGCGCGGCGGCCGCTGATAGCCGAGCGCCACCTCGAGCGAGCTGGGCCGCCAGCGCTGCCCGCCGCGCAGCGTCGGGACGCCCTCGCGCTCGAACACCTCGCAGATCGCGCGAAGCGTCATGCCTTGCCGCTCGCGCATATCGCGGATCCGTGCGAGTAGGTCGGGCTGGTCGATGATGGCGGGCTGGCTGATCGGCTTGCCCTGCGCGCGCAGCGTGGCGAGCGCGGTCTTGGTGCGCTCGCCGATCGTGCGTCGCTCCCACTGCGCGACGGTCATCATCACGCCGGCGACGAGCTCGCCCGTCGCGGTCGATGTGTCGATGCCGAGATCGAGCGCGATCAGCGTCTTGCGCTGCTCGCCGAACCACTCCAGCAGCAGGCCGAAGTCGATGATCGAGCGGCTGAGTCGATCGAGCTTGGCGACCATGATCGCGTCGGCGCGGCCGGCAGCGATCGCGGCCAGCGTGCGCTTGAGCCCGGGCCGGTCCAGCGAGCCCGACCACTCGCCCGGGTCGTGGATGACTTGGACGAGCTCCATGCCGCGCGAATTGCAGGCCTCGCGCATGCGTTTCTCCTGGGCCTCGAGCGTGAGCTCCTGCTCGTCCTTCGAGCCTCTCGCGTAGCCGATCACTCGCACGGGGTTCACCTCACTGCGTCGCGTCAGACGCCATCTCGGGATCGATCGAAAGAGTTTGGCTTCAGCACGTTGTTTGCGGGTGGTCGCGCCGCCGCGTGCGAGGCCTCGCGGGACGTTCTCGGAGCGGTCCGGACCGGATGCTCATCCCCCGCGAGCGGGCGCTCGCGGACAGGTCGGATTCAGCTAATCCAGCTAGCGTCAGATGGCTCTACAGAGCCAGGTCTGGCCGGTCCCTTCACCGGCCGGACGGTCCACCGATCGAAGCCGCGGGTGCGGTTCATCGCCTCGCGCATCTGCTCGGTCACCTGATGCCCGCGCTCGAGGTAGCGCTTGAGGCTGAATATGTCGTGCCCGTCGACGGGCGATACACGCACCCGGTAGCCGCCGGCGCTCGCCTGACGAACGCCCTTCTCGGCCTCGTCAGCGTGCGTTGACGGTGGCAGCAGCGGCAACAGCCGCGCGCGCACGCGCGCGCGCTCCTCGGTCGCGAGCTCGAGCTCGGCGACGAGCTTGGCGACGCGGTTCTCAGCGATCGCGATCGCGCGCGCGTCACGCGCAGTGAACCGCCGGGACTCATGCTCGCGCCGGCGCCGCCGCGCGGACGGCGGCGACTGCCGGCGCGCAGTGCGAGCGGCGGGCTCGGAGGGCGCGGACACGCCTCAGGCGACCCTGAGATCGTCGAGGTCGGCTTCGAGCCGCGCCAGGCGCCGCTCCATCACACGAAGATGCTTCGACGCGTCGTAGCCATGCGTGCGCTTCGCGTCGGCGGCGCGCCGGCTGATCTCGGCGACCCGCTGCTCCAGCGACAGCTGGCGACGCGCGGCCTGTCGTGCGCGGATCCGTTCGTCTTGCGCGAGGTGGCTGCGATAGGTCTGCCACTCCTGCGTCTCAGCGTCGACGGCCTCGGGCTCATCCGCCATCCGGCGGCGCGCGTCGCTGGTGTAGCCCAGACCCCGCGCGAGATAACGAGGCGCGACCTGGCGGACGGCAGACGGATCGGCGGACACGACGACGAGCACCATTCGATGCGCCCGGCGCAGCACGCAACGGACGGCCGGTGCCGCGCGTCCCTGTCGACGCCAGTGGCTGGGCGCAGAGCGGAAGATACGCTCTGAGCGGATAACGCGAAAGTGCAGGAACCCGCGCAGCGGCGAGGGGCCGAACGTGGTTGAGTCCACGTCGGCCCCTCCAAGAGGGCCGCCACCATGACTGCATCCCCAGTCACGCCAGCGACGCCCCGGATCGTACCCGCCGACACGGCGACGCTGGTCACGATCTGTGACCGATGTGACGCGAGCAGTCCGCTCGCTCCGCGCCGTAGTCGAGCGCCTCCGCGGGCATGGTCACTACCCCGGAACGCCCCGCCGCGCCAACGACGGGACGCCCGAGGAGTGAGGATCTACGAGGCCTCGAGAAGGCGTCCGGCACGGTTCCGCCGGAACGCCCTGTAGAGGTTAAGCGGTGGAGCCCGGGCTGCCGAAGGCCCGGACCCCCCGATGTACCCAACACGCCCAAGTGAAAGGGAATCGCGTGCCGAGTACGGCACCCATTCTGTCAGTTTCAGCGGACGGCAACGCCACCCCAGGCGAACAGCTGTTCGCGCCGCGGTCTCCCTCTCCGTTCCCCGGCTTCGAGTTCCCCGGCCGCGACGGCCGCCGCCTGCGCGTCAACCGCTTCAAGGCCGAGGCCAGTCGCGAGCGCGTGTGGCTACGGCTCTACGACGCGCCCGGCGCCCGCCGCGCGCGCGCCGCGATCGCGCTCGAGCACGACCAGGCGCGCGACGTCGCCGCCGCCATTCACGAGCTGCTCGGACCACGCGCATGACTGTGCCGCCCGACCGCGATGACGACCAGATCTACGCGCCCGGCCGGCCACTGCCCGTCGACGAGGGTGAGCGCGTCGACCCGCTGCGGCGCTTCCGGCTCCCGGCCGAGCTCGAGGCGCAGGCGCGTCACGCCCAGCGCGTCCGCACGCCGGGCGCTGGCGGTCGCCCGCGCTGGAGCAAGCCGCCGCTCGAGCGCCGCCCCGAGTGGCGCCCACTGCACGACTGGCTGTGCCTCGCCGCCATGCGAGGCGTCCATCCCGGCGAGCAGAAGCTGCGCGAGGACAAGGCCAACAACGTGATCAACCTCGTGCAGAAGGTCCAGGGCTGGGCGTACAAGCAGGGCAACGGCGAGGGCTTCACGACCTGGGAGGAGC